GGTGATCGAACGAGCCGCGAAAGCGTTGTTTGCCGGATTGGTACCCTCGGTCAGGTTAGTTAGGATAACATCCAGCGGTCTATACCCCGTGAACTGAACGGTCTTGCCATTATTACGAGGGACCGGTCGCTGTTGCGCAAACTGAACCATGCGCAGCATCTCCTTCTCCCATTCGATAAATCGCTTGTCGTAATAGGTGGCCATCACGTTAGTCAACGTGGTGGTAAGTTTACCCTGTGCCACTTTACTTCACCTCGTACTTAGTAGTTTTCAGCTTCCCCGTGGTTACGCTTGATCCATTCCCGCATCTCCTCACCCGACATGTCGTTAAACGACTTGCCGGGGGGAGACACCCGCGTAGAATCGGCCTCGGCGGTAACAGCACGAGCGTTTCGTGTTACAGTGTCCTTGGCAGTACGAGCAGCTTTCTCAATCTCCGAGGAGGCGTTTTGCGAACGGTGCATCTCACGGATGAGTTCTAGACGAGCCTCTGGATCATTCAGTGACGTCTCGAACTTCTCGTTCCACGACAGAATCTCAGATTCGGTCATGCCGTTCGCCTCACTCCAACTACGCAGATACCGCTCGGCCTGACGCTTGCCCTCCTGACGAGCTTCATACTGGTCAAGCACTCGCGTCATAACCTTTGTGGTTGCGTTTACCGGGTCGGTGAAAAAGGATTCAGGCGGAATCACTTCCTCCTGTACCTGATTGCGCGGGGCTGCTTTGCGCAGTTCTCCCAACTCGCGTCCCTGCCTACCGATTATCCGTTGCGCCTCTGTGTAGGATTTCTCCAGCTTCTCCAACCGCTCCTGAGTCGCTTGTCCCACGTCAACAACGGGGGGTGCCTCAGGGGACTTTGCTTCTGGTTCGCCTTGTCCAGGTTCATCGGCTTGTCCCTCGGGGGCCGTCTGGGGGTCGAGTTCGTCTTGCATTTGCATCTCCTATGCCGGGGCTTGCGCTTGTCCGGCTGTTTTCTTGTTTAAGTGGCTCGCCGCCTTCTCCGGCAGAGAAACCACCTCACGCACAAATCTTTCTCGCACCTTGACTAAAGTGTCACGTTCGTCTGGGCGGGCGAGCGGGCTCAATATCTCAACTTCCATTTTCACCCTGATACCATCAAAGTGCTTCCACACTTCCCCGAACGCCGGATGAGTGGAAAGATCAAGGACCGCCTTGGCCAGCTTATCATCCAACCGGCACCACCTCTCTGTCTACCACGGCCGGTTCGCCCTGCTTGGCAAACACAAGCAGACGGGATACCGCACACTCCGGCACCTGCTGTTCGGCCACCTTCTTCCACCCATCTATCGGGGCACCGTTCCACTTGTGGCTGAACTGGTAGAACCCAGGTGTGAAGTTAATGCTGGTTTTCACCACCAACAACTTCTTGGCGGCGTAAAACAGTTTCCGCACCACGCGCTCGAAATCGGCAGGCTTGATGTGCTGCATCATGTCGATACTAATGACGGCATCGGTGATGGGCAGGGCGTCCTTCGTCACGTCGGCAGTGAAGAACGTGGCCTCTGGGAACTTCTCCTGTGCGAATCGCAGCGCCGTGTCCGAAATGTCCACGCCGGTGTAGTTCTCTGGATCCACTGGAAGCTTCTTCCACCGCACCATCGACCCGCAACCAATATCCAAAACCTTCTCACACCCGTAGTCCGAGATGAGTTTTGCGATCTGCTTGGTAGTCCACTTCACCTCACCTGATCTTGGGTCCGGCCCGCCTGCCCCACGAGCCCCTTGGCCGTACCGGAACTCGAAGTATTTCCGGTAGTCATACGGGGCCTTCGCCATCTCGTCATTCATAACCTGCATCTGCCCGCCCACCCCCGCCAGACTTTCGATGGCATCACGATAGTCACGACGGTTGTGGATCTTGCGGTAGGTAGCGGCGATTTCAAGATCAGGATCTTTGGCCCCCTGTATTGAACGCAGGGCCGCAACCACCTCATCGGCCGTGGGCAAATCCGACACCCTGACCGTGTGCTCCATGTCGAAGTTGGTGACAAACCTCCGCCCCATAATCCCAGCTTCCGCGATGGTCAGCGGATTACCTTCGTGCATGGATAACCGCAACACAGCGGACGAACGCGCCAGCGCCCGTGCGTATTCCGCCCCCTGCAAGTTGCCCATCCATACCATATTGGGATACTGGAAGTCGGGGGCCTCGCCGAACAAGTGGCAGAGCCGGAAACTGACATCAGGCATCTTCTCAATAACTTCCTTCAACACATCACCATAATGGAAGTCATGACGATGCTTCGGATAGTACACAAACACGGTGAAGTTCTCGGGCAAAGGAGCTACACTGAATTGCTTACCCGCAGGGATGACCACCTTGGCCGTTTCACCCACCTGCTCGATAATGTCCTGATTCAGCCTTTCATGCTGCACCAGGTGTACGAACATGGGCTGACGCAATACTTCCCACTGTTGCGGCGTCAAGCGTTCCTTGGCGATCATCGCATCAGAACCCACCCAATGAATCAGGCACTTCTCGAACCGACGTGCCCACGTCATGTACTCATCAAACCCGTACTTCTCAGACAGGTGGAGGCCCACGATATAACCCACCTTAGTCGCCACCTCTCGGGATGGGTTATCTAGAGGCTCGAAAGCACACGCCAGAGTGGGTACGATATACTCAAATGTATGGTACTCGCTACCAGCCGTAGTTACCGTGATCGGAACCGGAGCGCCTAAGTCACCCCAGTAAATGTTGTCTGTGGGGATTGGAATTTTCTCACGCATCTGACCGGGGTATTCCAGCTCGTCTACACCCCAGCCCTCTTTTTCGACCCAATTCCAGTGGTCCTCAATATCGTAATCCTTTTCCCACCGATGACCACAGATGAGCCCACAATCCATGTAGATTTTCTTGCCAACCATCTTCGCCAACTTACAGAACGAATAGTCGGAACCAGTCAGCGTGTTGTTATCCGGGTTGAATGTGACGGGGAAGTATGGCACTGGGCACATCCACCGATACTCCGCTGGCATCGACGGGTACACCTTGTACCGCAGGAAGTCGTCTATCGCTTCCAGCGTACCACGCTTGATGAGCATGAACCCCGAGCCCACAGCATCTACCTCAATCACGGCCTTCTGCTGTACGTGAGTCCGTGTGACTAGAAGCTTCTTATAGCCCGCCACCGAATCAGCCACCATACCGGTTGTGTAGTAGGGAGGGGTCTTGTACGTGCAAACACCGGCGATCACATCTGCATCACGAGCAATCAACTGATCCAATGCCCACGGGGGAAAGGTGATGTCGTCGCCTGTGTAAAGAACATAGTCCCAATTTTCAGACAGAGCCTTGACACAAATCGACAATGAGTTCTGAGTAATCTGTTGACCACGCGCAAGAAACACCTCAACCGCGTGCTTGGTTGAGGCACGAAGCGCATTGATACACTTTTCTGTTTTCCACCCCGGTCCCCCATTCACGTCACGAATGGGAAGGGCAAGCAGAACACGACTCATACACCACCCTTCATATGTTGTTTTGCGTAGTCCCAAGTCCAGAAATTACAAAACGCCAAATCCGGCGCGTAATTCAGGTCCGGGCGTGTCCAAAAACCTGTTTCCTCAATCTGATACACATAGCCAGATTTTGCGTACGGCCCGCCGAAAATCGCTAGTGCGCCCAGTTCCACCTGCGGCTTAGCGTCCTTGGGGGGCACCACCACACTGCCAGCATTGGAATACGTACCATCCGGGAAAATTTCATGCTTGGACGGCTCCGTCTTTGTCACCGTAAAGATGGTTGAATCGTACTTAGGCATCAGTAGCCCCCCTCATTGGGCATTTGCGGCAGCGCCGCTTCCTTCACCGCCGTAAGAGCGGATCTGAAATCTTTTGATGGTTGACTATTGTTAGGCTGAGCAGCATTACCCTGCTTTGCCTTGTTACCGGACGATTGCTTGCTCTGCGCCTGTTGCTCTGGAGTTAGAGCCTTCGCTGTCTCGCCCATATTTCTCAACATGGCCATTTGCTGATACGCCATGTACTGCTCCTGGAACATCGGGTTCATAGCACGGTCGGAATCGGACCAGCCCCACGCATCGGCCAATTTCTTGCCCAGGTACACAGGGTCGAAGATCGGCACTGGCTGGGTGGCGTTGATCTGAAGCATCTGCATGATCTGGCCGCTCAGAAGTGCAATACTCTCAGCACGACTCACACCCTCGAAACGATAGTCGAACACGCCCTGAATGTCCTCTGGGGCCACCTTGGGGTACACAGGCTGGCCGTCCTTGAACATGCGAATCACAAACTCTTGATCGAGGAACTGCTGGTTAAGTACAGTCCACAACTCAAACAGTGGTCGCATGTACGTGTCTTCAATCATGCGCTCGAACTGACCCAACCTAGTGCTTGACGATCTTACGACAGCCGCGATTTCGGTCGCCGTGTCTGATCCAGGAGAACCAGCACCCAGCACCATCTGCGTGATACCGGTGTACTCTTTGTAGTGCCCCATCAACATATTCAGAACCATGAACACGGACTGCGAAATATCCGGCGTCTGGATAACGCCCATCGCCTCATTGAATGGGCGCGTGCCACGAATCAACCCGCCGGGCTTGGATACAATGTCGGCCTCATCCACTCCAGCCAGCGTGTTGACGTAGTACTGCTTGTTCAGAACATAGTTCATATTGTCGAGCACAATATTATATAACTCGTCAATCGTGAGTCCTAACCGCTCGACAAACTCGATAATCGAGATACCTGTAAGGTACCCTGGATCGTCGATCACCTTGCAGAACAGGAACATCCTCTTGTTAGTCAGGTACGGGCACGGCTCCACACGCAACGGCTGGTCGTTGCCACGAACAATCGTGACAATCCAATCAGAATACGGATCGGCGCGCTCAAACTCTTTTGCCAACACCAACGCTATTTCTTCCGGCAAGCGCCCCGTGTACTCTAAAAGCTCCAACTTATCATCGCGGGCCAACCCACCCTTGTCGATCTTGCGCGTTGTATACTCTTGTTGCAACTCAGCGTCGTTGTCTTTCCCGGCACCCTCTTTGACCTCGAACAGGAGTGACGTGTCATACAGCGGTAGCCCTAATCCATCCACTGCCTTGCGCACAGAAGCTTTTGTCGTCCATGTGCGATGAATGATCCCCTCCGCCGTCTGCTGGTCTTTAGCGTCACGAGCGAAGAAAGCGTCCTGAATTGGAACATGCTCAGGCACCGGGGACTCGAAGACCACCTTATCCTCATACGTGGTCCCCACAGGAATACCGAGGATCGTCAGTGGCACAGGCAGCCGCTTCACTTCTTTCTTGAAGTGCATCTTAACGATGCCTGTCCCGTACTTGAACGTGTCCCGGAAAACCTTCTGTGAAATGAATGGCACGTTCGTGATGGACTGCTGGTACTGAATCACTGCCTGGACAATCTGCGCCTTGTAGTCGTCCGTACCTTCACGCCCCCATACTTTACCGTAAGGGGCGGAGCGGAAGAATGTGTCGTAAGAACGGGCTACGGCAGTATCCACCGTCTCGGCGGCTAGCGGCACGCCGATATTTGCACGAGGGGCGGCGGACGCTTTACTGTCAGTCGTTGCGAAATCTTCTCTGAAATTATAGTACCGCTTATCCAGGCGCGCACGGCTCTCACGCCACGGCTGCATAGACTGATCCCAGTCCTTGAACCGCTGTGCCACATGCCTCGCCGCGTCCCTACGTGGGTCCAGTGAGTACCCGGTATCTTCAGGCATTACGCCGCAGACCTCGCATACCCAGTGACAGGGTTGTAGATGTACGCGGGCTGACTCCGCTGACTGCGCGGCTTGATAAAGCGATGGGGTGATAGCGCGAAGTAACGCGCCTCGTCCATCGAGTGATCGTTCATCTTGCGCGGAGTTTCCTTCTTGTTGCGCAAGTGTGGTGCGGAAGCCCACTCATCACCGACGTAGGCTTCCATCTCTCGTATGAAATTACCGCAACGAGGCTGCACCTTCATCTTAGCGCCCTTTATGGGGTCCACACGCAAAAGTTCCCGCATGGCAGCAAGCCCGTTGGTGATGTCGTTGTCGGCCTGCAATAGAGGTAGGCCAGGGTATCCAGGTGTGGTAGCCTCGAACTGACCAGCAATCGTCTTAGATTGATCCTGTGAATCATGATTGTGCCAGATCGACGGATCGGACACGACAAAGATGGGTTGAAATACTGCGAACCGTTTCTTATACTCGTCCTTGATGTCATTCACATCTCTAGCCGGGTGATAGATTTCGTCAACACGATGGACGTTCTCATCCTTATCCTCGACCCAAAGACCAAGGGAGGTGGGATTTCGCACGCCCCAATCGAGGGAGCAAAACGGTGTGTATACACCATTGCGAACGCCATCAAGGAAATGTTTAACGGGAAGCTCGACGTGAACGTGATTTGCACGGGACCACATCGGGTACATAAGACCACCTCGTTTCACATACTGACCATGCACAACGGCAGGCCGATCGTCGACGGGTGTCATCGCGATCAACTCCTCGATCTCACTATCCGCGATGAATCCGCCCTTACTCACACGATTATCGTTCAGATCAAATACAAAATGCTGTACGGACCCTTTCCGTTCGAGGGCGGGCAACGCAAGCTCGTCGTAGGTCCAGTGGTCGGATCGGTCGGGCTCAGGGGTCAGAGTAAACCAGGACTGCAATTCCGATCCCGCTTTGAGCCGCTTCGATAGTTGC